CATAGGTCATTAAGTCTTCTAGCGATCCAGATTCCTGACTCATTCCGCCCTGGCTTCCGAGCCGGGAGGATACAGGGTCGGTCATAGGGCTGGCGGCGGCGGCCGCTTTCATTTTATTAAGGGGGTTCGCCTTCTGGGTCTCCCGCTGGACCATCTCGGATAATTGGGTGACAGGACCCTCGACATCGACACCGAGGGTGGAAAAAAGCTCCCGCACGCTCATGTCCTTGCGAAGCATCCCGCGCTCAGCCATGAGAAAGGCATCCTGGGGATTCATGACAGAAAGCCCTTCATCCATCGATTGCGGCACACTCTTCTGGGCGTTCATCCCCATGCCGGGTTCTATCGGGTTAGGCAACCGCTTCCTCCTTCACTTGCGCATCCGAGAGATCATTAAGAAGATTCTGAACCATCGCCTGGTCTTCAGGCGCGTCGGGATTGCCCCCTCCCGCTTCGGCGTTTGCCATCTGTTCTTCCTTCTGCCGCTGTTCGGCAAGCCGGGCTAAAATTTTGTCAGTACCCGGGACGCGCAGGGTTTCAAGCACCGCCTGGGCATCGACGATTTTCATCTCTGCAAGCCGGAGCATGAGATTCGCTAACGACTGCCTGTCCAAGGGGAGGGTGGAATTGGTTTGGATCTCAATATTGAAGTCAAAGTAGACTTCATCAGTCTCGGCTATCGCGTCGATGAGCGTTTCATAGTCTTCAATATCCTCTTTCTCTTCTTCAGAAAGATCATCATCCATGAGGCCTACAGGCGTTTGGGGTTTTAAAGCCTGGGTAAGGAAATCCCGCTGATTGGAAATCACGCCATATTGGACATCATCATCCTTGCGGATATAGAAGCTCCGGGGTTCGGTGTAAAACTGCATCATGAGTTCGACGATGAGCGTTGCCAGGCGCTTAATCGAGGATTCTAAGTTCCGCACCCGCTGGCGCGTCCGGGTATAGGAGGATTCAAGGAGCATCGACATTTCGGTAGCTGTCTGGCGCTGGCGCTTTCCAGTCACCCCTTTCGTAACATCGGTGACACCTGAAACTTCCTCGATAAGCTGCGGGATCGTGGACATGATCTGTGTGATAACAGAAGGCAGGTCCGGGACATCGAGGGTCGCCACTACATCCTTGGCAAATCCGGCCTTGGACATAAGGACCTGATCTCCTTTCTGGATCGCGTCCTTTATTTGCTCGGTAGTGATTCCTGCCGATTCGTCAACGACGATATTCCGCTTTGTGTACTTCCTGGCATGCTCGACTATCTGCTGTAAGCGGACATTGAATTCCCTGTTTAAGTTCTCTATCTGATCAGGTTCTCCTATCCCCCAGAATTGATGCGGCACCTTGTAGTTATGAAGCGCGACATAGGGCGGCCTTCCGTGATTAAAGGGGGAGGGGCGGTCATCGAGAAGGATCGCGTTCCCGCCTGTGAAGGTGAGGATTCTGCCGTTGGGATACTTGGCTTTGCGAACCTTCTTTTTCTCCGATACATCTAAGCCGTCAGCGTTCTTCCCCGCGTACTGCTCTTCTATCGCTTCAATGGTTTCGTTGTCTTTAAGCCATATTTCGTAGACGAGGATGTAATCACCTATTAGGTCATGCTCAGCCAGGCGGTCCTGTTTCTGGTCATGCTCGGTGGCGTACTCTTCCTGGGTGATATTCTTCTCTGCCTTGGGATAGAGCCGCCTCACGTCCTCCACAGGCATAAGCTTTCGCATGCCGCACCAAGAGGCGTTCCAGGGATCATCGTAGCCGGGGGCAATCACAAAATCGAAAGGGTCCACTACATCGATGGCGACATCTCCTAGACTTCCGGCGGCATCGGGATCGAAATAGACTTTAAAGATCGCCGTGCCATGGATAAGGCAGTCATAGACGGCATCGAGGAGTTTTTCATCCATCCTTGCCATTTCCCAAACGAATTTAAGCGCGTCGTTGTAAAGGTCGGCCACCCGCTGGAAGAAATAGCGGCGGGGCAGGACTGACCAGATAGGCCTGTTATCAGTGAGAAGCGGGGCGGTAGTCTGAATCGTGGAGAATATGAAGTTGCAGAACACCCGGGAGTCCTCGGGATTTAGCTCCGTTTCATTCCACCATTTCCCGGTGAATTCCTTAATAAAGCGCTGCCATTTCTTGCGGCGCTCCTCATGCTCAGGTGAGCCATAGGCGGCATCGACGGCATCTTTTAATTCTGAAAAGGTCATTCCACCGCCCTTATGATGCCGTTCTCCGCCATGTACTTCTCCCGGGCGGCCTGGGAGTTGAAATTCATGCCTGTATAGGGGTCATGCCCGGCTCTAAAGGCAACTTTGATAGCAGGAGATGAGTACTTACGGCGCAGTTTCTTTGCGCAGGTGGGGCAGAGTTGTTCAGTTTCATTTATTTTATCCGGGTCCACGTAGATCGCTTCCATGATGCCGCACCGTTCGCAGATAAAATCGTAGAGAATCACCGTATCGCTCCGTATGCCCCGGTCTTGAAATCCTGCATCGCCGTGCCGTCGGTTCTCCTAGAGCCTGAAACGTACTTAGGCGCTTTCTTTATGCGTTCCTCCATGGCGATAAGCCTTTCTAGATAGTTCTCAGGAAGGTTTGAGAATGAGGCCTGGGTAATACGCCCATCGCTACGCAACAAACTTCGCCTCCCATGAGGACTTCAAGCGCCGCTTGAACATCCCGAATAACGAATCAGGCCTATAGGACCTGTCTTTAAGCGCGTCCCCGGAATTCCCCGAAGTAAATTCCGTTATGATCTGCACCATCATCGTGAGCGCGTCCACGAGATCGTCATGCTCCCCCTTGGGGAAGAATTCCATCTGAAGAAGGAGGTCAGCTAACGACTGGTTGATAAATACCCGGCCTGTGCGCACAACGCCGCCAAGGATACGGTTTATCTTGTCCTCTTTGGACATGGACCGTGGCGCGTCAATCTGCTCTAGCTTGAAGCGCAAAGGCTTTCCTGTGATCTCTTCGTATTCCCGCTTCTTTATATCAAGAAGGTATTGAATCCCCGCCTGTAGCCCTAGCTCGATTCCCACGGTCTTGGGGCGGTACTGCACGATGAGCCTAATTAGCTCATCCACCATCTTGTCAGGCTTTAGGTGAATCTTCTTAGCCTCGATCACATACAGAAAGCCTTCTGAATTGACAGCTCCGATGATGACTCCTGTGTCATCCGAATAGCGCTCGGCGGTCGCCGCAGGGTCCACGGTCATGTAGTAAGCGTATGTCCCCGGGGAAAGCTCGGAATATGTCGGCTGCGGGGGAGGGAATATCTGGTCATCCCTCGGAACCGGGTTATTGTCGTACTGGCATGAATATTCGTACGCTCCCTGACGTTGCTTGATCTTGGCAAGCATCGAGAGAGTGAAGAACCGATAGATGGGCTTTCCGTCCTCGACAGCCCGGCGGATGAATACCCTGTCCCTGTACCAGCCTTCTTTTATCACCGTTCCGTAGATATCCGAGAAATGATAGCGAGTGCCTATCATAAGTTCGAAGCCTTCAGGGTCTTTAATCGACTGGATGTAGGAATACCAGTCCCGGACCTTCTTTATCTGCTCCGGGGTCGAACAGGACTGTTCGTTGATAATGTCATCCATGATGATGACATCGTAATGCCGTCCGACGATGGTAGCCCCGACTCCCCATGCTTCAACCTGGTTCTCCTGGGGAATCCTGCCCCATTCGCCCGAACGGTATACGGTAAGCTCATTGGCGACTGACCGTTTCCAGTTAGCAAACCGCTTGCCAGGTTCCGGGATTCGGTCCGGGAATAGCCGCATGAGCATAGGGGTACAGAAAAGTTGCTTGATCTCCCCTAGCTGAGACTCTACTAAGCTGGAAGTCCGTGAAAACAACCCTATGCGGATATTTGGATTCTGAAGGATCAGCTGGATGATCTTTACTTTCGTCCAGGCTGACTTCATGTGTCCGCGGGGAATCAGAATAAGGGTGTCATCATTCCTCTCCATGATGCCCGAGAGCCATCCGTGCAAGACTGGATCAAGGCGGGGTCTTCCCCCATCCTCGATCTTGTCCATGCCAAGAATGACGGCACCCAGGAAATACAAATCAGTGAGAGCTTTCCATTGCAGGTAAAGCTCTGCCGCTAGCTCCTCCTTCCCTGTTTTGTCTAAGAACTCTTTATACTTCCGCCTTTCAGCAGGAGTGCGCACGTATTCCATGAAACTCCGAAGTATCTATATAAGATACTTATGTATATACCTTCTCCTTGACCATTTAGATCAGGTGTACCCTAACCGTTATTCTGGTACGCTTTTCTTGCCCTTCAGTTAGTAATAAAAGCTATACGCTGAACTTTCCGAAGTCGTGCTGAGCGCTAGCGAAGCCCTCTGGAGACGCAGGAAAGTGTCTCTCATCTATTCTTATGTATCTAAACTAGTATACATGCGTATAATATATATGGAGGAGGATTGAAAATGTGTCAAGACACTTTTGGTTTTTCTTTCTTTTCAACTCATTTTGTAAGCCTAACTCAGCAAAATGTGTAGAAGTATTCTTGCTCTCTTGTTGTCAATTATTTTTTATCCGAGAATAGTGTTACCAGATTAAAGCTTATATCAAATATACAATCACAAGATTTGTTTTATAGTCTATAATCTTTTATTTCCTGTGTAGATATATCTGATGGTAACCCAACACGCATAAAATATCTTGCAAAACTTTGTGCTAAATGTTCTCGATATGGTGGTAACAGCCGAGTACGACTCGTAGTCTTATACATTTCCGCAATAATATTTTTGGGAACAGAATAAATATTATGGAAGTCTACAAAATAGTAATCCTCTTCTGTTTCATCACTTAATCTGCATTTATTTAGTAAGTGATAAGAAGGAGAATTTCCTTTTCTTAATTCATTACGTGCCTCAGTTTTAAGATAATATGGCTCATTATGTAAAAGTGTCTTTAGACTCCAAATTGGGCATACAATTAGTGAATCTATCTTTTCATTTAATATATCGCAAGACTGTGATAAAATTATTGCATTTATTTGTTTTATATTTATTGGCTTCTCAGTCGGTGTAGAAGTGATAATCGCTCTATAATGCTCTTCATCTGGCACTAGTAGGCTGCAATCTAATACAATATCACCTTGTTCTATTCTATTTCCTGGACTTACTTGCTCATACCACGGATATGGCATCAGAGCTCACCTCAGATAGTAAATGATTTTTGCTGTGGTTTGGTAAAACTAAAAACCATTCTTTTTGTCACAGCAATTGGTATTGGGGGATCAATAGGCTCTAAACTGTCCTCAGATTGAAGTGATATGCTCACCTCATATGGATTTGTTAATTTAATTTTAGAAATATCAAAATTATATACTGCATTAGTTGAATAGCTAGGTAAAGAGTAGGAGCCAGAAGTAGGTAATCCAATAGTTCCTATTGCGAACGCAGTTGTACCAATTAATCCAGCAAGTATTTTAGCAATTTCATCATTTCCCATAATTAATCCTAATATAATGGTTCTAAAGTAGATAAAAAATCTGGCTTAAGTAATTTAAAAAACAACTCCTTTTCATGAGTATGGGATGTGTTTAAAATTTCATCCATCTTCTCACCAAATTTTGCATTATCAATGTTTAGATCTATAAGCACATCAATATCAATTACTGAACCTAGAAAAGAAGCATTATTAACGGCTACATTCACGTTATTTGATAATTGCATTATTATTGTTTCTGCTTCTTTTTTAATCTCTGTACGCATTGTAGTTGATTGTGAAGTTAATGTGTCATTAATTATTTGAATCTTTGTATTTGTTGCATCAAAAAGCGGTACTTTCAGAATATTTATGTACCGCAAACCAGAGCGTTCAATTTTATGACAAATACCCGCTTCCACAAAAGCAGATAGTATAGTTAATAGCTGCTCCTTCCAAACAGTCCATCCGATATACGGTGCTTGATTTGCGAAAGAAATTACTTTAGGCCCAATGCTTATAGATAAATTGCCCTTCTGTAATCTATGAAGTGGTTGATAAACTAGATTTGGGTCAGATTGACGAACAGCTTCAGGTAATTGGAGAATAGGAAGTTGAATTAGTTTTGAATCAGAGAAATGCTTATTTATTGTCTGATAAGTAATTCCAAAAACAGCTTGTGATGGTAAAAACGAAGAAAATCTGATCTCAAATACTGCTTCTTGGATGGGGCAGAATTTTATCTTTGCCGGATATTTGTCCATACTTACCTTCATTATAACATAAGCAAAAAAATTCGCCAATTAAAATGCTTAATTAAGTTACTAAATATCTATATGTTGCGTCGAAGTCACCTATTTAACTATACTAGTGTGATCTGTAGAGCTTATAAAGTCAACGCCATCTGTTTCTTTTATCCTATTAGCTTTTGCCCTATCCCTAGCTTCCTTCATTACTTCTTTAATCAGTGCTCTATGTACA